GGGTTGCCTTACGTCTACGCGATCGATCGCATCGGTTTCAATTGCGGTCTGATGTCTCCTAAATCTTTCGCCACCCTTGCTGGACGGTGCATCTGGATGGGCAAGGAGGGTTTCTTTATTTACGATGGCGGCGTCGTAAAGCCCCTCGCGTGTGACGTTGGGGCCTATGTGTTCGACAATATCGACCCAGACAGTGGCCCTCTCTACACGCACGGCTCTGAGAACGGGGCATTTCCAGAGGCCTGGTTTTGGTTCCCATCGCAGGGTTCTGACGTTCCTGACCTGTGCGTCTTTTACAGCTATCAGGAGAGCTGGTGGGGCGTCGTCAATACGATGACGCGCACGGCGGCGACCTCTGCCGGCGTCTTCCCGTATCCGATCGCTGCCGACGCTCAGAATCAGATCTATTACCAGGAAAACGGCTGGACCGCGGCCGGGATGCCGATCCAGACGAGCCGGTACGCAGAGACCGGATCTCTCAATATTCAGAACGGGGGGCTGTTGTCTTATGTCCGCCAGGCCCTGACAGACAGCGGCTACGGCTACGACAGCACGGCCCTGATCTTTTTCTCGTCCTTCACGCCAGAGGGGGCCGAGACGACGTCAGGCCCCTACAACCCGCGCTCTGACGGCTATACAGACGTGCGGGTGACGGGGAGGGATTTCAGAGTGAAGATCGCTTCGACCGAGGATGCCGAGTGGAGTATCGGGCAGATGAGGCTTGATTTCGTGCCCAGGGGTGGCCGATGAGGGCGAACCTTCCCCCGGCTCCTGATCGCTACGACGCGGCTTATTTCACGCGGGCCTTCTCGGCCATCGACCAGGTGGTCGAACAGGCGGTCATGAAGATTCAGGCTGTCGAGTCGGTTTTGCTTCAATCGCCGAACGGATCGGTCTATAAGGTGACGGTGGATAACGCGGGGAACCTGGTAACAACGGCGGTGTCTCTTGGACAAACAGGATCTCCTCCTTACTAGGATGCGGAAGGCGCTGCGCCTAGGCAGCGACACGCATAGCCTAGAAGATGTCGTCGAAGCCCTCAAACGAGGGGAGATGCAGGCGCATTTTAACGATCGCGCGATCATAGTGACAGAGATCTCGCAGTCGCCAAGGCGCAAGTATTTGCACTGCTTTATTTCGGCTGGTGAGCTCGACGCAGTTCTTGAGCTCATGGACGAGGTGAAGCAGTGGGCTGAAAAACAAGGGTGCGAGTTTGGTCGCGCTTGTGTTAGACCAGGCTATGAGCCGATTTTTAAGGCTAAGGGCTGGAAACGGAAGATGATCATGATGGAGTACCATCCCCATGGGTAGCAGCGCCCCGAAGGCACAGACAGTCACTCAGCAGACTCAGATCCCTGCTTGGTTGGAGGGCGTGACCCGAGAAAACATTGCTCGGGCTGATGCCATCAGCAATCAGCCGTATCAGCCGTATACAGGACAGCTGATCGCAGGGTTCGCGCCAGAACAAGAGGCAGCGTTCCAATATGCCGCTGGTGGCGTAGGCCAGACGCAGCCTTATTTTAACGCCGCCATGAACCAAACGGCTGCGGGGCTGAACTATCAGCCTTTGACTGTCGCGCCTGGGCAAGTGGATTATCAGACTGTTCGTGGACCTACGGTCACTGCGCAAAACTTTTTGCAGGGTGACATCGGCGGTTACATGAACCCTTATATTAGTAACGTCGAAAACGCGGCTTTATCTCGTCTTGAGGGTGCGACGCAGCAGGCTGTCAATCGGCTTGGAGACCAGGCTCTTGCGGCTCGGGCTTTCGGTGGGTCTCGCCAAGGCATCGCAGAAGGCGTCGCACTGGGCGAAGCCGCGCGTTCTGCCGGCGAACTGTCAGCGAACCTGCGGTCTCAGGGCTTCAACCAGGCTGCGGCTCTCATGCAGGCCGACCAGGCTCGTGCATTGCAGGCAGATAGCCTGTCAGCACAGCTCGCGCAGCAGGCTAATCTGGCTAATCAGGCTACAGGTATGCAGGCCGGAACGTTCAACGCACAGCAAGCGTTGCAGGCCCAGCAGCTCAACCAGGCGGCAGGATTACAGGGGCAGCAGCTGCGCAACCAGACGGCCGGCGTCCTTTCCAATCTTGGCGCTGCCTCGCAAGCGGCTCGCCAATTGGATACTGGCGTCTTGCAAAACATTGGTCTTCAGCGCCAGGCTATGAACCAAGCGGCGCTCGACGAGGCCTACGCGCGTTTCCAAGAGCAGCGGAATTATCCGATCGAGATGCTCAACTTGCGCCTTGGTGCAACGTCGGCGACGCCGTACAGCACGTCACAGACGGGGACTCAATTCGTGCCCCAGGGCAATAACTTTTTATCTACCATCGGCACCATAGGCAGTGCGGCTTCTGGGATAGCGGCTTTGGCTGGCGTGTTCTGATGAAAGTATTGCAATTCTCTGGGGGTAAGGACAGCCTTGCTTGCTTATACCTCCTCAGAAACGAATGGGACACGCTGCGCGTTGTGTGGGTAAACACGAGCGCGGCGTACCCAGAAACTATTGCTTACATGGAGAAATGGAGGTCCATCCTTCCTCACTTCATTGAGGTCAAAACAGACCAGCCAAACCAGGTGGCGAAAAATGGTTATCCGTCGGACGTTATCGTCGCGAATGACACGCCTTTTGGGCGTCAGTTTATTAAGCGCGATGCTCCTTTGGTCCAGGCTTATCTGAACTGCTGCGCTGAGAACATTTGGTTTCCTCTCTTGAATGCCATCAATGAAATCGGCGCGACTGAAATCGTGCGTGGACAACGCAAGTCAGATGCGCGCCAATCGTTTATTCGTGACGGCAATGTGATCGACGGCAAGAAATACACGTTCCCGATTTACGACTGGACCGATGGGGAGGTCTTTTCGTATTTGAAAAGGGTTGGCGCTGACATGCCGGAAGGTTATGCGCGCGGCGAGAAGACCGGGCGGGATTGCTGGGATTGCACGGCGTATCTCGACGAGAATGCACAGCGCATTAAGAACCTGCCAGACGACAAACGCGCAGTAGTGCTTAACCGTCTGCATGAAATCAGGAATGCTATTATGGGCAGCGATTTGGTGAAAGGCTACGACCATGGCTGACATCCCGACGATGGCCGAGTACATCTACCGCCGAGCTTCTCAGCTCGGGGTGGATCCAAACATGGCCCTCGGTATCGCCACCCGCGAAGGACTGAATGAACGGACGATCAACTCTCCCACATTCGGTAATGTCGACACGCGCGGCTACAGTTTCGGCCCGTTTCAATTATTCTCCGCGTCTCGGGATCCGCGCCGCATCGCGCCTGGCGGCATGGCCTACGAGTTCCAGCAGCGTTTTGGTGCGGCCCCGTCCGCCGACAACTGGAAGCAGCAGGTAGATTTCAGCCTGGAGCGCATGCAGCGCGGCACGTCCCCTTGGTATGCGGTCCGCAATGCCGGTGGCGTAGAGCCGATCACGGCGATCGGACGTGAGGCCGCGACGCGGTTTGGCCTTGGCTTGCCTCCAAATGAACCGGCAGAAGGAGTAGTCGCTCCACCGCCTCCTGCTCCGGCGCCTGCGGCCAATCCTGCAATGAACCCTATGGCGGCAGGCTACCAGGGTGCAGAGGCCAATCCTGGCAGTACGTTTACGCCGGAGCCTGTCTATGGATCTGATATTGGTACGTCCCTGCGCCGGTTAGGCAATTTCATCGCGCCTAGCCTTGTCGATCCTGCGACTCCTCTGACGCCTGAGCAGGTTAGGGAAGAGAGAGAACGGAACGCAGCTCAGGCAGAGCGGATGAAAACGATGGCTGGCGCGCAGGCTAATTTTGGACGAGTAGCCGCCGCTGGCATGGCGCAACCTCTCGAAGCGCCGAACTTGCGGCCACAGGTGGTCAATCCCCGTCAGTTTCAGCCATTGCAGCCCTTCGCCCCTCTGCGCCGCCGGCAGCGCGGCCTTTTAGACTAGGAGAAACTCATGGTCGGTCTTCTTGATTTCTTCACGGGTGGCGATCCCACTGAGATGGCGCAGATCGACCCGCGCTACGGCGTGCCGCGCTCTGACGTGCGTGACGCAGCGGTGAGCACGCTGGGGAACATCAGTGCTCTGCTACTCGCGGCGGGTCAGCCAATCATGCCGGCTCAACGTGCGCAGCTCTTTGCGCAGCTGGGCGGCGCGGCCGGCCAGGCCGGGACTGATCTCTACAACGCGGCGCAGCGGCGTCTTATGATGTCGCAGATGGAGCAGCGTCGTGCAGAAGGGGCAGAGGTCAGCAGGATTGGCGACCTCATGAAGAACCCTGAGGCCTTTAAGGCCGCGACAGGATACGATTTACAGCAGTTTGGCGGGATGGGCGCGAGGGATGTCATGCAAGCCATGCGGCAGATCCAAGTGGCGCGCCTGTCCCGTGATCCAGCACAAGCAGAGCTTTCGCGGGCGCAAATTGCCGCTGCTGTTGCTAGTGGCCGTCTTACCACGGCACAAGCTCAGGCGGCCGAAAATGCACTTGAGCGCGAAGCAGCGGCTGATCGTGCCTTCAATCAATCGTTTCCAGGTTTGCTCGGGCCTGTGCCAAGCCCGACGACACCACCAGCAGTAGCGCCGTCGCCAGCTCCGACAATTTCACCGCCTGGCGTGTCTGCGGCTCCGTCTGCTCCCGCCACTCCGGCGCCCCCAGAAGGTACAGTCGCCCCTCCACCTAGAAGGCCGCAAGGGTGGGCGCTAACGCCAGAGCAAGAGGCTTTATATAGACCTATGGCGCGCACTCAGGCAGATTGGATGCGCATTAACCAGCAAGTGATTGACAGGCGAGAAAAGCAAGAAGGTGAAGCATTCACGCGTGAAAATGCGCTGCGTGATGATTTCGATAAGCGAGCCGTTCCATTCTTTGATCGGCAAACAGCATACCGGACAATGATAGATCTTGCTCGTCAAGGGGAAGGTGCATCAGACGTTGCATTGGTACTGTCTCTTATGAAGGTTTACGACCCGACATCGACAGTTACGGGGGGCGAAGCTGCGACGGCGCAAAATGCAGCTGGCGTTCCTGAAAGTATCCGCGCTATGTTTAACACGGTGACGGGCGGTGGCAGGCTTTCAGACACAGCAAGACAGCAACTTGTGAATGCCGCACGTCAACGGTTTTTTCAAGAAATGGACAACTTTGGATCAACCGTTGATAGATTTCGTGGCTTGGCTGATAAATACAAACTTAATCCAGAAAACATTATACAGGACGCACGAGATCCTGGGCTTCTTGCAGAACGCACGGCAATGCGAACTCGTACTGATCTTTCGCGCCGTCTGACGGCGGACATCATAAACACCGCAGACGCTGCGACCCTCGACAGGGTTGATCCGTCAGCCTTATCACCGGCGGCTCTTCAAGCCTATCAGCGCAGGCGTGCAGAGCTTTCTCGTCTGATTCCTTCACCTGGATCAGGCATTCCAGTTCAGCCCTACACCGGCCCTTGAAATTGAGAGGCAAACATGGCGGACCAAACTGATCTCCTAGAACAACTCCGCGCGCTGCCTCCCATGGGGCCGGCAAGACAGCAAGCGACCGCTGTTGCGCGAAGGGGGGCTGAACTGGGCATGCAACCTCAGTCATCTTTCATTTCTGACATATTGTTGCGCTCTGGTCTGGGGCAGGGTTTGCTTATGGGCGCGGGGGATGAGGTTGAAGCTTTTTTCCGGGCGCGTCTCGGAAATGAAACCTACGAACAGGCACTTGAAGACGTTCGTCGTCGTCTTGCTGTGACAGCACAAGAACGTCCTGGGCAATCCGCCGTTGCTGAAATTGGTGGCGGTATTCTGCCTGCCGTTGGCGCTATGGTTTTGAGCCGTGGGCAAGCCGCGCCAGCAGTCGCTTCTCGTGCCGCACCTTTGATTTCTCGCATGACACAGAGCTTGGGCCAGGGTACTGCCGTTGGCGCGGCTCAGGGCGGTGCAGAAGGGTTCTTAAAAGGGGAAGGTAGCGCAGCTGCGCGGCTTGATAGGGCAGCGGAAGAAGCTGTCACTGGGGGCGCATTCGGGGCCGGTATTGGCGCCGCCGCGCCTTTGGTCGGAGGTGTTGTCCGTCGCACGTTCGCCCCCCCAGAAGAGCGTGCCGCACGCCGTATGCAGGGCCTGATCGAAGAAAGTGGCACGACGCCAACGGAAGCGGCGGCAGCTTATAGTGCACGCCAATCAGCAGAAATGGGCGGGGTGCGGCCTGAAATCTTGGCTGATCTTATGCCTGGTTCTGCTATTTCAGCTGAGACGCGGCGCATCGCTAATATGCCCGGTGCTAATCGCCAGCAAATCACAGAGCAATTGCAAGAGCGCGCGAACCAACAAGGCCAGCGTATTATGGGTAGCTTCGAGGAAGCTCTAGGTGGCCCCCGTGGCAATTTCTTTGACAATCTTGACGCGTTGCAGGCGTCGCGTTCAGCAAGTGCCGCACCTCTGTATGCACAGATTGGCGATATACCAGCACGGTCAAGCCGCCTCGACCAATTATTACTGCGAGCGCCAGATGCGGCTTTTGACGAAGCTCGGAATGCCGCACGATACGAAGGTTTGATTTTCCCAAATCTTGTATCGCCGAATGCTCAGGGGGTTCGCACGGTGGTCGGAGACTACACGTTGCGCGATGTAGATATGGTGAAGCGCGGGCTTGATCGGGTTATTGAGCGTGAAACTGACAATGTCACGGGCCGCGTTTCTTCTGAGGGGCGCCGGGCGATAAAATTGAAAGAAGATATATTGAGCGAAGCAGACCAATTGCCTGGGCCATATCGGCAGGCCCGGGAGGCCTGGTCTGGTCCAACTGCCGTCATGGATGCGATGCGTTCTGGGCAACGGATTTTCAACGAACGCGCCGAGACCAGTGTCCGCGATATTGCCAAGATGACGACGTCTGAGCGCGAAGGTTTTGTCATCGGGGTTCTTGACGCGGTGAACCAGCGCATTGGCCGGGGGATTGAAGGGCGCGACATCAGTAGCGCATTTCGTAGTGGCAATGTGCGTGCTCAGATTGAAGCGGCTCTTGGCGCGGCTCGCTCACCAGAAGAAGCACGCCGCGCTGCTGATGCTCTGCTGCAAGGGATAGAGCGCGAAGCGAAGATGGCCGCGACGAATCGCGGGACACGCAATATTTCCGCAACCGCTCCTATGATGGCTCAGCAAGGGGATTTTGCGAGTTCTATGGGCGGTATGGGGTTACTGCGCGAGGCAGCTCAGTCTGGTATCGGCGCCGCTGGCGCCAGCGCACTACAGAAAGCCCTTCAAAGGGGCGCCATGGGCATGACAAATAGGAGGGTGGAAGCCACCAACGAGGCGCTCAGGCCATATCTTTTAGGGACTGGACCGGAATTGCCCACTAGGTTGCGTGACATCGACCGTTTACTACAGCAGCCGGCATCTTATGGTGTAGGCCCGCGGCAATTAGTCCCTGGTCTTCTCGCGGATCCGTTTGCAGAAACATTTGGCACCCAACGGCGATAAAAAAGGCCTGCTCCGAAGAGCAGGCCAGTTACCGTCGGGAGGAAAGAGAAAGAGCGTCGACCGCAGGGTGCGCTTTTGAGGCCCCTCCTGTCAATAAAAACTTACGCCCCACCCCAAATCAGAGGATCACAAATATTTTTGTGGAGGGCGCATTTTGCCTATTGCGCCTAGTCGCCTAGGCGTTCTATGTATTGATCACCGCCGACGGGGCGGGACAAGAAATGGAGATGGAAATGACAAAAGACCCCAGCAAGCCAAGCATCTTGCAGATGATCTTTGCCCTACTCGGTGGTCTGCTATTCGCAGCCACCATCCTCATCCTGCTTATCGTGGGGGCTTTATTCGAATGAGCAGCACCATCGAGCAGCTGCGAGCCCGCCTGGCGGCAGCAGAAGACGAGATTTATCGCGCCGAGATGGGCGACGATTACGCGGCCACAAACGGCCGGCTGCAATCAGCGACCCTGGTCCGCGACGCGTGCAGGCGCGAGCTTGCCCAGGCCGAAAAGCAGGAGACAGCCGGTCGCCTACGTGGCCGAATCGAGATCCTTGATCAGTTCCTTAAGCAGGCGCACCCAGACAGCGCAGAAGCGTGGCGTCTTCATCAACGCCTGGCAGAAACAGGACGCCAACTGGCGGACATCGAAAACAATGAAGAGGTCATCGACGTGAGCAGAGTCATCGGAGCAGTAATTCCGACCACAATCGTCGCGAAGAAGGTCAAAGACATCGGCGGCGAATGGCGCGTCGTCGCGCTGCGCGAGCCTGGCGCCGGTACATGGGACTGGGCGCTTGATCCGATCGACATGCGCATCGCACGCGACATGGTCGCGGACGGCGCCATGGTCTGCACACAACGCCGCGACAAAGACGGCACACGCCTATTCATGAAGCTTGCAAAGGGGATTGCAGAATGACCATAGACAATCTGCTGGATGAGCGCGCCAAGACGCACGGCTCTTTTCGTGATCAGTCCACATGGGCACAGAACCTGAAGCGCGCCATGCGGTGCCCTGACGGCTGGGACAATCTTGGCCCTCACCAGCGTGAGGCACTGGACATGATCGCACAGAAGATCTCACGCGCCCTACACGGGAACCCGAATGAGGTCGACCACTGGCGTGACATCGCCGGCTACGCTCAGCTGATCGTGCGCGAGCTCGAAAGCAAAAACGCATGATCATCGACGCACACACGACCAGTAGTGCCAGCGCAGAAGCCGTCCAGGCCAAAGCAGAGGCGCGGCTGCTGCTCGAGGAAAATGGTCGCCTGCGTGAGGCTCTGCATGCGATTGTTACGACGTCACTTGATGACTATGGCGCGATCCCTGCGCCTTCTGTCGTCTGGGCACTTGCAAATCAGATGCAAAACATTGCCAGCGCCGCGCTGGAAGGGGGGAAGTCATGAGTGATGATCTTGTGAAGCGGTTGCGAGCCACGACAGATGGCGCGACGGTAAATCCAGATGGGCCAGAAGCCGCCGCCCGCATCGTGGAGTTGAAAGCCGAGAACGCTGGCCTAAGTGCTAATCAGTGCCTTCATGACATTCATGGTGACGAATCTGGAAATCTGTATTGCCCACGCATCGCGGAACTGGAAGCGGCGATTTACCAATACGTTAATCATGTTGTGTCATATGAAGGCATCTCATTCATTGATGAAATGAATGAACCACCATGGGCAAAGCTGATCAACGACACATGGGTAAAACAAGCCGCGCTGGAAGGGGGAGGGAAGAAAGATGAGTGATGATCCATACAAGAGTTTTTATCACCACATAAAGGCGCAGGAGGCCTTTATCACCCGCTTTCGCGACCGCATCGCGGAACTGGAAGCGGCGCTGCAAGACATGGCAAAGCATGTCTGGCGCGGCGACTGGAACAAGCTCAAGCCGGAAACGCAAAAGGCACTAAAGAAATGACACCTCCTTCGCGCAGGCGAAAACTGACGCCAGAGCAGATCGCTGAAATCAGAAACAACCCACTGAACCCCTCTGCGCTCGCCAGACATTACGGTGTCGACCGAAAAACCATCTGGTACATCCAGAAGGGCTACACCTACAAAGAGCAAAAAGGACAGACAGATGTTGTGCAGTAATTGCAAATATACTGAAGGTCAGACCGGCGGATCGCTAACCTGTCAACGCTACCCTCAGCCGCACCGCGTCGCCCAAACATACTGGTGCGGCGAATACAAACCACGCACCGAAGAAAAGGCCGAGCAGAAACGCCGAGGCCTGCGTCCGACATTGACGATCTCAGAACAGCCGACAGTCGAGAGAAAAGACAAATGAGCACATCACATATCGGTATGCCAGCGGCAGAATATCACGCCATAGAAGCGTTATCAGCGTCTGGCGCAAAGCTTCTACTGCGCTCGGCGGCGCATTACCTAGCAGCGCGCAACACGCCGCGAGAACCGACAGCAGCGATGCGCCTGGGCACGATCGTCCACGGCTTGATCCTCGAGCCCGATACGTTCCGAGATCAATTCGCCGTCATGCCAAAGTTCGACAAGCGGACCACGATCGGGAAGAAAGCCGCGGAGGAGTTCGAGAAAGACAATGCAGGCAAAATAACAGTCGACGAGTACACGCACGAGCGCGCCACCGCGATCGCAACCTCAGTGCTGCAACACCCGGTCGTCGCCCAGCAGATGCGCGGCGGGGAAGCCGAAGTGAGCATGCTCTGGGACCAGTACGGCCTGCCATGTAAAGCGCGCTTCGACTACATGACCCCCAGCGCCATATTCGACGTCAAGACGTGCAGTGACGCGAGCCCAGAAGGCTTTGCCAAGCAGATCGCTAATTTCCAATACCACCTCCAGGCCGCACATTACGCCGCGGGCTTCCGCGAGGGGGTCGGCTGGAATCTCGATCGCTTCATCTTCATCGCAGTCGAGACTGAGGCGCCTTACGCCGTCGGCGTCTACACGCTCGACGCACGCAGTCTTCAATCTGGGCGCCTTCTGATGGAGCGCGCAGCCGAAGCCTATAAGCAGGCCCTCGAGCACGCCACCGACACGCCGGCGATTTACAGCCCAGGCGTCATCGAGATCTCCTTGCCTTCCTGGGCACATATCGAACCCTTTACTGGATAGGCCAACCCCTTGCGTCTAACGGGTAAGGCAATTATTTGAGAAGAGGGGGAATCACACGATGACCAAGATAGCTACAGCGGGGGCGCTGTTCGACATCATTGACCGGCAGCGAGAAGAGCTCGGCATTTCACAGCGAGACCTGTGTAAGCGCGCTGGCCTAGCCCACGGCACCTACTGGTACGCCGCGAGTCGCGGTGGCGACATGACGCTGCGCGCGGCTCTCGCATACTGCAATGTCCTGGGCCTCAGTGTTCGGGTCACAAAGGGGCGCGGCCAATGATGGCTCACTGGCATCCTATCTCCACCGCGCCGCGCGATGGCAGCGAGTTCCTGGCCTGGATCCCGTCCGGCTATCACGACGTCGTCTTCTGGCACGTCCTGGCCGATTACTGGACGACAGGTGATGACAAGGTCTATCCGACGCACTGGATGCCTTTGCCGAGGGGGCCAGGCCTATGATCGTCTGTGGTGTAGATCCAGGCGCGTCAGGTGCCGTCGCCTTTTTCCACACGGAGCAAGGCCACATCACGGTGATCGACATGCCTGTCGGCCAGGTCCTGCGGAACGGCAAGGCGCGGACGGAGATCAGCCCGAGCCTTCTTGCGCGCATCATGCAGGCATGGACGCCCGCCAAGGTCTTCGTCGAGCGCGTGGGCGCTATGCCAGGGCAGGGGGTGTCCAGCACCTACCAATTCGGCCGAGGCGTCGGTATGGTCGAGGGCATCGTGGCGGCGCTGGGCTATCCAATCACCTACGTCGCGCCAGCGCGCTGGCAGAAAGACCTCAACTGCCGCGGCGGCAAAGACGGAAACCGTCTCAGAGCCTGCGAATTATTCCCGGCGTTCGATCATAATTTCAAACTGAAGAAGCACGACGGCCGCGCCGATGCGGCACTCATTGCCTATTGGGGAGCAACACGATGACCGATCAACCGGTGTTTAAGCGCGAAGCCTGGGCTGTGATGTTCGACAGCACCCACGACGAGATCGGCCGCATCCGGCACCTGGTCTGCGATTGGAACGGCGAACAGCCTGGCCCAGCCGTCTCTCTCTTCTGGTCTCGGAAGGAGGCAGAAGAACACGCCCGCGATTTCTACGGCTACACACTCACGCCGAAGAACCGTAAGCCTCCCCTCAATTACCGGCTCCCGAAGGCGGTCCGCGTGCGGATCACGGTCGAGCCCATCACCGACAAAAACGGAAAGATACGATGAGCGATACCATTCAAGAAGAAGACGTCGACATTGAAGAGATCGACGAAATCATGTGGGCCGTGCTGTGGGACACAACGCCAGATAACGGGCCGCGAGAGAGGTACTTCTGCGAACGCGAAGGGGACCGTGGACAAGCACTCTGGCAAACGGCTCTTTTCCCTACAAAAGGCTACGCAGACATTTACATCAGACAGCACTTCCAATGGTGCTGGTCCCGAAAGCTTCGCGGATCTCCCATGAATGCGCGCATGCCAGAACCTTGCCGGGTTCGCGTGCGCATCACGGTTGAGCCCGAAATCAAACCCGGCCGCGGGGATCAGCGGCAAAACAAAACTGGAGAATGACAATGGGTTTGGGATTTTCAACAGAGCCGTCCACCGGCGGCAGCAAGTTTCTGCCGGTAGTCAAGTTCGACGCCAAGGCTGGCGACCTGATCGCAGTAAACCGCGAACCGGCAGGCGACGGCACATGGAACAAGACCGAGGTCGAGATCGACATGCCGGTCAAAATCATCGCCGATTTCGCCACACTCGAAGTCGGCTGGATGACCTTCACGCCGTCCTACCACGCCGAGATGGTACCGGTCGGTCAGAAGATGCCGGCCAAACCGTCAGATCAGCACAAGCAGGCCGTTCGCCTCAAGCTCTTTTTCAAAGAGCACGGCTGGCGCGAGTTCAGCCCGACATCCAAGACCGTCCTTCGCGCCGTCGACCGCCTGCACGACGAGTACATCGAGCAGTACGACGCACATCCCAGCAAGATGCCGGTGGTGACGATCGAAGGCACCGAAGTCGTGAAGATCAAGACGCCAGAGGGCGAGCTGCGCTTTAAACAGCCGCGCTGGTCAATCACAGGCTGGGCAGACGCCCCGGCAGAAGGTAAGGAAGAAACCCCGCCGCCCCCCAAAGCGAAAGCCAAAGACCTCGACGACGAGTTCTAAGGCAAAAGAAAAGCGGCGCCGGACGGGGAAGGCACCGGCGCCGCTTATCAATAACGCCGACCAAGGGAACAGGTGCGGCATGGCACACGATATAGAAGAAATCGCGGAAAATACTAGACTGAAAATCGCTCTGGCCGCGCACGGCCGGACCGATACAGCTCTGTCAATTAAGGAGATCACCTGGGCACAGCTCTGCACGCGCCTGAGCATCCCGAAGATCGGCGAAAAAGACGGCTCGTATTACGTCCGCGGCGGCGACCTGGTCGAGCCCAAGAGATCAGACGAAAACCTGCGCAAGGCCGACGTGGCAGTGCTCGACGGCGACAGCTCTTTCGACCCCGAGACCGGCGAGATCACACACGGCGCACCGCCCCTCGACCAGACCGTCGCGGCACTCAAAGGCATTGGATGCAGCTTCTTCGCGCATACGACCCACAGCTACCAGCCCGAGAGCGGCTTGTGGAAATACCGCGTCCTGATCCCAGCCAAAATGAACACGCCGGCAGAGCTCGACGCAGTCGTCACCTACCTGATCGAGCAGCTGCACACGCGCGGCGTCTACCTCACAGACGTGCCAGAGAACCGACGCTGGTCGCAGCCCTGGTACATGCCGCGCGTCGCCACAGAAGAGGCTATCAGCACCTTCCAGAGCTACCGGCACGACGGCCGACCCATGGACGTGCAGAAGGCCGTACTGTGGCTCGCAGACCGTAAGGCACGCCTGGCCCAAGAACAGAAACTCGCCACCGCACCCGTCACGCACCCGATCAGCGACGGGCCCAGCCCTATCGAAGCCTTCAATTCAACCCACGACTTGACATACGTCCGCAGCACCCTCGAAGCCCAAGGCTACCGTTTCGTCTACAAAGACACTCACGGCCCAGGCGGCGAGGCCTACAGATACGTCAGGCCCGGCAGCACAACAGGCACGCCCGGCGTCGTCGTCTTCAAAGGCAGCAGAGGCGACTGGTGCGTCTACTCCCACCACGGGATCGAAGACCCGCTCTCAGGCAAGCTCACCGACCCCTTCGCCCTCTACACGACCTTCCAGCACAACGGCGACCGCACGGCCGCAGTCAGAGCCCTCACAGCCGATCGACCAAAGGAACCCACGATCGCCGAGCGCATGCAGGCCAAGGCCCAGGCCCAGGCACTACAAACCGTCCAGACACCGCCAGACCAACAACCGCAGCCGCGCATCCGCCTAATCATGGCCCAGGAGCTAAAGGACGAGCCTATCACATGGCTCATCGACGGACTGATCCCAGCCAAGGGCTTCGCGGCCCTCTACGGCAAGCCAGGCAGCTATAAGAGCTTCACGGCCCTCTACCTGGCCGCTCACATAGCCAACGGCCTAGAAGCCTTCTCGCGCTCTACCAACCAAGGCGACGTCGTCTACCTGGCAGGCGAAGGCGGCGCAGGCCTCAAAAGACGCTGGGACGCGCTCAAGCAGCACCACAGCCTGCCAGGCACCACGCCAATCGCCTTCGTCAAAGCGCAGCTGAACCTCAGATCAACCCCAGACGACGCCGAGGCCCTGATTGAGGCCGTCAAGGCGAAAGGCCTCAAGCCACAGCTCCTGGTCGTCGACACGCTCGCCCGCGCCTTCGCCGGCGGCAACGAGAACAGCTCAGAGGACATGGGCGCCTTCATCTCAGTCGTCGGCATGATCCAAGAATCCTTGGACACCGCCATCATGATCGTCCACCACTCTGGCAAAGATGAAGCCCGAGGCCAACGCGGGCACAGCAGCCTCCTCGGCGCAGTCGATGCCGAGCTCGAAGTCACCAAGATCTCGGACGAGGACAGCCCTGAGCGCATCGGCAAGCTCAAGGTCACCAAGCAAAAGGACGGCGAAGACGGCGTCGAGATCGGCTACCGCATGGTCACCGTCAGTCTGGCAGCCCTGGATGCCGACAGCACATCTCTCGCCCTGGAACCTCTCTCAGGACCGATCGAGCCGGTCCGCAAGCAGCCCAGGCTCACCGGCAACCTGGCCGACGCCATGACAGCATTACGCAAGGCCGTAGCCAATCACGGCGACCATGTGACCAGCAACCACATCCCCTTCTCAGCCCGATGCGTGAAAGAGGAAACCTGGCGGACCTACTTCTACCAGGAGACCACCGCAGAAGGAAACAGCCGGCGACAGGCTCTCCATCGGGCAAAGACAGCACTCAAGGACCGCGGCTTGGCGACCAACCAAGGAGAGCTGTGGTGGATCACAGAGACAGAAATAGGGGCCAAAACACCGTGACAAAGAGCGTGACAAGAAGCGTGACAGGCGTGACAGGCGTGACAGTGACGCAGGCGAGGACCGTGACAAACGTGACACCACCCTTAAGGGTGTCACGGTGTCACGGTCACGAGCGTGACATGTGAGGATTTGAACCATGGGACAGACGAAGCGCATCTCAACACAAAACCAGACGTGGCTGGAGCCAGAGTGGAGCACCTCCAAAGCAGTCGCAGCCGCGCTGTCTCCGCTCGACCAAGTCGCCGCAAAGATGGAAGGCAAGTGGGGGTGCGACAGACTGCCGCGCCTGGTCACCACCGAACTCGCCACCAGGTTCGGGACAGCAGCCGAGAAACTCGACCACGCCATCCGCGCGAACAACGTGGACGAAATCCGCAAGCGCGCCGAAATCATGATCCGCGGATGGGAAGCCCTAGACCAAGCCGCGACAGAAGCCGGGCACACACCCATGCCGCCCGAAACATGGTCCGTCCCGTTCGAAGGCAAAACCTACACGGTCGTCCTACACCGGCGCGACCACGACATCGTCTCCAGGCTGTCACCACCTCCCGCGATTGTGGTAACAGTCAACGAACTACTCCTGGCCTGGTCCCAATGGGCGCCGGCTAG